CGTGTTAACTCGACCTCGAAAGAGTCAATGTCGTAATCACCCACACCGTCAAAATTAAAGCTAAGTTTATCGATAGCGCGAACTATCTCACGTCTGTTTTCTAAAAATACATTAATGTCGTACATAAATTTGTTTTTGTTTGTTTGATGTGGTAAAAGTAGGTAAATTATTTTGATATACAACAAAAATAATAAATAAAGTTTATTAACATCGTATTGTTAATAACAAAAAGTATTTATTTTGCTTGTTTATTAATAAAGTTTACTTACATTTGCCTCTATACAATTAAAAACAAACAATATGAATACAGATAGAAAAATATTAAATGCTTTAGCATCAGCGATAGAATCTTTAGAAAATAAAAGAGAATTGGGTACTATAACGATGGATGAAGAAGCAACTTTAAATAGTTTAGTAGAAAGAGCATACACTTTTATATATAATAAATAAAATCAAATACAATGGCAAAAAAAGAACTATTAAAACAAGCAAACTTCGCAAGGCTGGTAAATCAGTCGCCTGTGCGAATCTATTATTTAATCGAAACGAGGAGGCTTCCCGTTACCACTATTGACGGGGTGAACTTTATTGAAGCAAGCGAGGAAAATATAAACATTGCAAAACGTAAAACAAATGATAAAAAGTAAAATTCAAGAAACGCTTGACACGATAGGTCAAATTGATTTCGACATCCGATGGGTTCAGCATAAAATTGCTAAACAAAATTATAACAGCTTCAAAAAGTCAGTAGAACATCAAGAAGAAATACAAATGATGGTACTAGAGCGATTAAAAGAGCGTTACAACAAACAAGTAGAAAAGTTAAAAATTTACTAAATCAAACAACATGGAAAACAAACAAACAACAATCGAAAAGGTTCAACAAGTAACGGAAGTTGCAGAAGTTGAGCAAAAGGTAGAAGAGATTAAATTCCCTACTATCCAAAACAATCAAACCGACCTAAGCACGTTCGGAAATAAAGAAGGATTTGAACACGCTATGAGAGTAGCAAAGGCTTTAAGTGTTAGCGACCTAGTTCCGCAACAATACAAAGGCAACGTGAGTAACTGCCTTATTGCTATGGATATTTCAAAGCGAATTGGCGCAAGTGAATTAATGGTAATGCAAAACTTATACATTGTTCACGGCAAGCCAGCTTGGAGTAGTCAATTCTTAATCGCTACTTTAAACGCTTGCAAAAAGTTTTCGCCTTTACGTTACGAAGAAGATGACAAAAATGGAGGTAGATGCCGAGCGTATGCGGTGGACTTAGCAACGGGTGAAAGATTAGAGGGTGTATGGGTTACTATGGAAATGGCAGCAGCGGAAAAGTGGATTGATAAGGCTGGCAGCAAATGGAAAACAATGCCGCAATTAATGATGCGATACCGCGCGGCTGCTTTCTTTACCCGTCAATTTGCGCCTGAGGTGTCAATGGGTATAATGACGAGCGAGGAAGTGATTGACATTACACCAATTCAAAACCAAAAACCAACTACCCAATGGACGCAAGAATAATCATTGAAGCGGAACAGCGTTCGGAAGGATGGCACAACGCGCGCTTAGGTATGTTTACTTCCTCTCAAATCTATCGATTGATGACCAAGCCTAAATTGAAAAGTGAAGTGTTAAGCGAAGGCGCTAAGACGTACATAATGGAAAAGGTTGCCGAAAGTTTAACGGGTATTCGTGAGGAGGTGTTTACTACGCCAGCAATGCAATGGGGAATTGATAACGAGCCACTAGCTAAAAAGCACTTAGCACGATTAAACAACTGGACTATCGAAGAAACTAGCTTTATCAAAGTTGATTCATTGAACTACGGTGGTAGTGGTGATGGTTGGATTCGTGAAATTAACGGGGCTTTAGAAGTGAAATGCTTAAACACCGTTAACCACCTTAAAGAGATTCGCGATACTGAAGATTTGAAAGGTAATTTACCAATGCGATTTTGGCAGGTACTTTCTGACGCTTATCTTCGTGAATGTGATGTTGCGGTGTTGGCTTGGTTCGATCCACGAGTGCCGAACGATTACGGACTATTCACTAAGCAATTTAAAGTTGAGCAAGCGGACGTAAACGAAATGCTGGAAAAGGTTAAGCTGGCAAACGAGTACTTTCACGAACAACTTGAATACTTTACTAAATTTTAAACAATTAAAAACAAGCAAAATGGAAAATCAAATTATAACTAAACAACATTCACACGAGAGAAAAGTAATTTTTCAAAAATCATTAATTGCAATGAATGAGTTTTTCTCATCTAATGAATTTGCTGCGGAGTGTCGTAAGAATGGCTTAGGTGTCAATTACACCACAACAGGGTACTGCGCTGAATTTTTACGAGGGGCGACAAAACAATTAAGCCGTAAAACTTGGCAGCGAAAGAATTATATTAGCGGCTCAGATGTAAAAATTAAACACTTTAATACTGAATTAACTGAGGACTTGTGCATTGAATTTTTAAAGAGCACAGGCAAATACAAGATACTGGTTAAATATTTTGAATATAAAGAAGTGTAATATGAAAAAAGGCTATTGGTGTAAGCAGCGCGAACTTGTTACTATTCTGCAAGAGGATAGGACACATTACGTAATTGAGTTCTTTAACGGGGTAAAAATATGCACAGATAAAAACGCGGTGCATGATATTTATTTTGATGAACAATTTAAATTATTTTACTAAACTTTAATAATAAGTTTGCACAATCAAAATAAAATACTACATTTGAAAAATCAAACAAACGACGTTCTTTCCCTCTTAGTTTAATTACAGAACATTAGCCAAAAGACAACGGATACAACTCGAGGTTAAAAGTGTGTGCGAGATTCATGCAGAGGTATTTTATAAACAAACAAAAAACAAACAAATGGAATATTTAGAATTCTTAGAGAAAAAAAAGCACTCTATCGGGGAGTTTGGATTTAGTCCAAAATACATTCCTGATATAGCTTTTGATTTCCAAAAGTACATTATTGAAAAGTCAGTTAAAAAGGGGCGTATAGCGGTCTTTGCTGACACTGGTTTAGGTAAAACACTTATTCAACTCTCAATAGCTAATAATATTGTTTTGGAAACAAATAAACGAGTATTGATATTAACGCCTTTAGCAGTAGCATTTCAATTTATTTTAGAGGCTGAAAAGTTGGGTATTGATGATATTGAATATTCAAAGGATGGGAAGTTTACAAAGAAGATAGTTATTTGCAACTATGAGAGGCTACACTATTTTGATAGCAATGATTTTGAAGGCGTTATTTTAGATGAAAGTTCTATTCTTAAAAATTTTGACGGTAAAATTAAAGGACAGGTAACGGCATTTGTAAAAAAGATTCCTTTCAGATTTCTTAGCACTGCAACACCGTCGCCTAACGACTTCATAGAACTTGGTACAAGTAGCGAGGCTCTCGGGTATATGGGGTATATGGATATGCTTGGTAAGTTCTTTAAAAACAATCAAAATTCAGTTGATTCAAATAATAGAAATATAGGTGAGAAGTTTTATTTAAAACCTCATGCTGAAAAAGATTTCTTTGCGTGGGTTAACCAGTGGTCAATAATGGTAAAAATGCCTAGTGATTTAGGGTTTAGTGATGAAAGATATATTTTACCTAAATTGATTGTTAATAAACATATCATTGAAAACCAATCTTTGATTGACGTAAACGGACAGGTTCAACTGTTCACACCTATTGCTAAGTCTATGACAGAAGTACGACATGAACAAAAACAAACAGAAGAGAAAAGATGTGAAAAAGCTGTTGAATTAGCGAGTGATAAAACTAGCGTTTATTGGTGTAACACAAATAACGAAAGCAGTATTTTAAAATCATCTGATAGAGAAGCTGTAGAAATTATTGGTAGTCAGTCAATAGAGAAGAAAGAAGAAATACTACTAGCTTTTGCAAACGGCGAAATAAAAAGAATTATCACTAAGGCTAAGATGACGTCAATGGGTTTAAACTGGCAGCATTGCAATCACTCTGTATTTTTTCCAACATGGTCGTATGAACAATACTACCAAGCTATAAGAAGATTTTGGAGGTTCGGACAGAAAAACGATGTTACTATTGATATGGTTATATCAGACGGACAAACAAGAGTAATAGAGGCTTTAACTCAGAAGACGCAGAAAGCGATTGAATTGCACGAAAACTTAACTAAGAATGTAAATAGTTCTTTCATCAACAAAACAAAAGAGTTCGACAAACAAATAATTAAACCTAAATTTTTATAACATGGAAAACAAAGTAAAAGACCAGTTAATAACTGACAATTACGCAATCTATAACAGCGATTGTATGTTGGTAATGCCAACACTAAATGATGAATCTATTGATTTAAGTGTGTATAGCCCTCCTTTTGCTGGCTTGTATAACTACTCAAGTTCAGAAAATGATTTTAGCAACTGTGAAAGCAAAGAGCAATTCTTAGAGCAATACGAATATTTAGTTGCTGAAATTGCAAGGGTAACAAAGAAAGGTAGAATTACGGCTGTTCATTGTACGGATGTTTTTGATAATACTTGCAGACTTTGGGACTTTCCGAACGAGATAATTAGAATTCATACAAAGTATGGTTTTGAATACCGCAATAGAATTACTATTTGGAAAGAGCCTTTAAAAGTTAGAATGAGAACAATGGTACAATCATTAATGCATAAGTTTATAGTCGAAGATTCGACTAAATGCTTTACCGCAATGCCTGACTATGTTTTAATTTTCACTAAGAAAGGAGAAAATGAAGTACCTGTAACTCACCCATGCGGACTAAAAAAATACTTTGGAGAAACTCCAATACTTCCAAATATTTTGAAAGCATTTAATAACGCTAATGAAAGCGATATGAACGAGGCGCAATTGTGGGAATACTTAAACAATAAATTTGAAGACCATGAAGACCCGAAAAGCAATAAGTTAAGCCATTATATATGGCAGCGATACGCTTCTTCTGTGTGGGATGATATTAGAATTGATAATGTACTACCTTTTAGAGATTCAAAAGAAGAAGATGACGAGAAGCACGTTCACCCATTGCAACTAGATGTTATTGATAGAATAGTAGAGTTATATTCTAATGTTGGCGAAGTGGTTTTAACCCCTTTTATGGGTGTTGGAAGCGAGGTTTATAGTCCAGTATCTTTAGGAAGAAAAGCAATAGGTATAGAATTAAAAGATAGCTACTTTAAACAGGCTAAAATTAATCTATCATTAGCTAATACAAGATTTAAAGATGAGGTTAAACAGCAAGAATTATTTTAGTATGCAAGACCTAATCACCCGTAACTACGCTTCGATAGTGAAGCGTGGTTACATAACACCAGAAACAACAGACTTACAATTCATTCGTAAAATTGAAGAAGAGTTCGAAGAGGCTATTTATGAATCATTACTTAATCGTAAAGGCAAAGAAAACAATTTAGGAGAAGAATTGGCAGATGTTATATTGACGTGCTTAAATTATGCGCATCACTTCTCAATCGACATTGAAAAAGAACTACTGAAAAAGATTGAGAAAAACGAGAATCGAAAGGATTAATTCCGTATATTAGCGGAACTCTTTTGCTGAAAGGTCTAAAATCACAAAAGAAATTTTAAAACAGCTTAATCGGGCGCAAGTTTATAGGTATTAGACCACCTCAGCAGACTTGCCCCGAAGCGGCTTATATTTTTACAATGGCAAAAGACCCAGCATTTTTATTCTATCCAAACGATTGGCTTGGTGGAACTCTCGGAATGACTTTCGAAGAAAAAGGCGCTTATATGGAATTATTGATGCTTCAATTTAATAGAGGTCATATGACCAAACATATGATGGCTCATACGGTAGGTCAAAATTTGGATAAACTTTTGCATAAATTTGAAATTGATAGCGAAGGACTTTATTATAATGTTCGACTTGAAGAGGAAAAGAGAAAGCGTGAAACCTTTACTGCATCTAGGAGAAACAATATAAAAGGGTCAAATCAATATAGCAAAAAAGAAGAAAAAAAAGAAGGTCATATGACCTCTCATATGGAAAATGAAAATAGAAATGATAATAAAGATACTATTAGTAAACTAGGAAAATTTACATTTAGTGATGACTTTGCAGTTAACAGAGCAATTCAAAATTATCAAACCTCATTAAAAAACCTTAAAGAATCATTT